GCAGACGGGTCATCGTATACATGATTAGTACAAACTATTGTCGTTTGAGTAATTGCGCCTAAATTTGTACATGTTTGCATTAACGATTTGATCGCTCTCGCCTTTGTTCCCATATCAGAACTAGTACTCTCCTTGTCCATTCTTGCTAACTCAAGCTCCGATTGCAAGTTACCGAGAGAATCGATAGCAATAATAAATTTACCTTCTTGCTTTTTTTCTTTAATAGCTGTTAACAGTTTAAAAATAGCATTTCTAGTTTGTTCGATACTAATGCACGGCACATATTTAACTTTGGATATATCAAGACCGAGTCGTTTAGCTCCCTCCGGATCAATAGCATTCTCTGTATCAAAAATAACGGGAATAAGTCCCTCCTTTTGAGCATTAGCGAGAATCTTTTGAATGAATAGGGACTTGCCAGTCATTGATTCTCCCGCCAACATAGTAACTCTCCCTTTAGGAATACCTCCATATACAGAGCCGGATATTAATGCATTTAATACGTATGATCCGGTATCTATCCATCCCTTTACTAGAGAAAGTGATGCATTATCCAAATAAGAAGCAAACGGATTAATTTCATCAATTTCATTTAACGTACTAAGTATATCTTTATCCATATTATATTATGAGGTATGTTTTTATTTTATCCAATAAAAAAGGCCGCTTGCGCGGCCTTTTCTTAATCATCAAATAGCTTAATTACCTTATCACTACTTCGAGGGGTTATAATTTGTTGCGGGGATATCAAGCCAAATGCTCTATTATACTGCTGCACTAGCCTATCATCAAGCTCAATAGGTTCAGATGGATAGTTAATATTTGACTTATTAAAAATCCAAACTGTGCCCGCTTCTCTTTGAGATGTGCTTAGCAGTTCGCTAAACCACAAAGGAAATAGTTGAACTTGAATTTGACCATCAGGCGTAGGCTGAAGATGCACGGTCGATGGGTTTCTTACATGAAGTTCATCCTCTGAATCCTTCACACGCTCTCCAATAAGGGAGCGCTGATTATCAATAAAGCAAACAAGATCTTTAGCTTCTAACGGTTTTTTATCACTCATATATATTATATTGGAAATACAAATTGATTTTCAAGCAAATAAATCAAACAAATCAGTTTTAATTTGCTCATTAGGCCTACGGGCTACCCAACCTACTCGATTATAGAATCTCTCCACAACACTAAAAACAATCTTAGAAAACATCAGCTCGTAATCTATTTCAAATATTTGCTGAAATTCGGCAGGCATTTCATTTTTAAACCCAATAACAGATATACCGTACTTGTTTGATTTTTTAACATATACCCATCTTAATTTATCTCCCCCTATAGCCTCTTCCTTTACATTATCAATCTGCAAGTCTTTAATAATCAAATTATGGTAATGAGCTGCCTTTGCATGAACTGGCATTCCTTTCGGAACCTGAAATCCTTTGCATTTTGCAACATACTCTTCAAACGAAGATAGACCAACAACAAAAGCAATATCCTCTACCGGCAAGGACGTAAATATATCGTAAGCTTTTTTTACAGCTTCATCTGCTCTGCTTTGAGAGCGAGATAACATCATTGTCTCAATAATATTTTTTACATGAGGCTTTACAGGATCAGGCATTGTAGTTCTTACAACTTCAACCCCTGTATATTTAAACTTATCAATTTTAAACCCCTCATCGTCTAACAGGTGAAGAGCATAGCGCTTCTTTTCAAGAAATAGCCCTACATCGCAAATAGCTTCTCTCTTAAATACTAATCTTGGATCTATTGAATTAAATGTAGCTTTAGCCCATTTAATTACTTCATCGTTTAAATATTGAGTAAGCTCTTCACATACATTATATACTTCATTAGTTAAACCGCTTTCGTCTGTAAACTGATTAATTATTTTAGAATCGACAAGGGATTTAAGAGATATATAACAAGAATCTGTATCATTATACACAATCGGATCGTTGCGCTTAAAGTAGTCATCAGAAAACTGAGACTTTCCCTGAAGAAATTTGCGCGCAAAATCATTGGATTTTTTAATTACAGCTTGACCTGATAAAGTAATACTACTCGCAATATCATCATCACCAATCGGCGAATGTTTATTGCCGAAATATCCATATGCTGAATTAATTAGCACTTTAATTGTTAGCTGCTTTGTATCTAAACGATTAATTTTAAATTGAATCTCCTGCTTTTTATCCTCAACATCCTTACCGGTAAGCTTTTTCAGCTTAGACATTTCAATCTGGAGCTGCTTTAATTCATTTTTAACCTCTACCCGTTTTTGGTAATAGAAGTCGACCATCTCCGGCATTATACCTTTTTTCTTCTGCGAAAAAAGAATGCCTGCTTTTGATATCGCTATTTGTTCTTGCTTTATAAGCTTTCCAAATTTATCAGTAGGCACTGTAAATGTCTCTCCGTTTACATACTGTATAGTAACCTCCTTATTATTATGCCTAATAATTTTTCCTATTTTAGTCTCGGGAGACATATTTAAAGAAATCATAAGATTCGGATACAGCGAATTAGCATCAAATGATACAATATACTCTTGAAATCCTCCAAGAGGTTCAGCAACATATGCGCCAGGATTTTTACCTGTATCTGCGTTTCGTATAAACGTGGCTATTTTTTGATCTCTATAACGAGCCCGAATAGCTGCTGCCCCGTTAATAACCGAAACAGCTCCCATAGCAGCCTCAAATGTAGTCAGGCCGATATAAGCTAGCATTCGAAGAAGATCTATATATTTTAATTCTTCATCTAGTCGCTGTAAAAGATAAACGTCATGAATGTTATACTCCACAAAGAGCTGCCAATTCTGCTCCGCTAAATCATAAATGTGCATATTGCCATAATCGATCTTACGCTCATTAATTTCAATTTGAGCGATATTATCAAGGCGATACGAATCTCTGTTTTTAAGCTGAAATCTTTTATAAACATCAAGATAGTCAAGACACGAGACCCCATCAATAAACCACCTTACACTATTTTTACCAAACATGCCTCGCATGGCTCTGTTATAGACTCTACCCACCGGCGAGAGTCTCAACACTGCCTCTTCTCCCATTACATTATTAATACGATTAATAATATACGGCATATCAAACCCCATGGAGTTCCATCCCGATAAAACATCCGGATGGTCTCTTTCAAAAAATGATAGCATTCTTTCAAGCAGCTCTGTCTCTGTCTTACAATTAATGTAAGTTAGCTCACTCGCTGGATACTTCGAAGAGTCAAACGCTCCAACTCCCCATACATACTTGTGTCTGTCTATCGTGTCATAAATCGTAATAACGTTAATAGGGTGATTGGCTTTCTCGGGATCTGGAAACTCATCCTTAGCTACAACCTCAATATCAATAAACTGAATGCGTAGACTATTAGAGAAGAATGCTTCGGCTTCATTAAATTGCCAGTACTCGTCAATAAGGAACTGCTGATACGTTGGCAAATTTTCAAATAATCTCTTTACTCCAGCCTCTCTAATGAATTTCGTTCTTTCATACTGGTTCGCGAATATTTTTTTACGAATTTTAGTTCCGTAAATCGACGTATCAGTTCCATTATTATTGTCCTCAACGTATATGTAGGGTCTATAAGGAGCAGTATAGGATGTCCTGTTACCGCTAGCATCCCACGTCCATATCTTCATTTCTTGCCTACTAGGGATATAGGCAATATTTCTATAACCAATCATATATCTGTATTATACTTTCCGAGCTGTATGCGCTTCGGGTCCCCATAATTTGTACTAAAAAGTTCAAGAAAGCAATCTAAATTTTCCTCTCGTTCAAGAAATCTTTTTTGCGCGACATGATATCTCTTTCTCGCATCGTTTTTATAACGCTGACTGTCTTTTAATGTTTCTCTAATTCTAGAAATCATTTCATCCCCATCTTTAAATTTAATTGGAGCATCTTTATATGTATCAATATCCTGGCATGCTACGGGAAGGCCTAACGCGCAGCCCTCGATATACTTTAAGTCACTCTTGGCTTTATTAAAATTATTATCCTGCAGAGGCGCTACACACATTTGAATTTCTAAATCATGTAACTTCTGCGGATAATCGTACATCTGTTGCCAGGGATGAAATTCAATATCGCCATTTTGAACATACGGTCTTAGCTTAAGAGGAAAAGCTCCAACAAAGACCCATTGAAATTCCTTCCGTGTCTTTATTACAGCTTCAATTACATGATCAAAATCATCTCTCTGTTTTACTTTATTATCTACATCGAAGTGCGCGCCGGAACCTGCGTATAAAATTCTTGGTTTCTTTTTATATTTTTGATAAAGATTATAAACACGCTTTTCATCAAAAAAGTTTCCAATCCAAAATTTAGGAGGGAAGTTAGGTATTACCGTAACCTCTCTCTTGCCAGTCTTTTCTCGATAGTACTGTTTCATGAAATCACATGTCACAGTAATTTCGTCGCACATCTGCATTATTTCCATCGAGGTATTTCGAATCTCATCAGATTCAAATGCAAACTTAAATTTGTTATAATCGGGTATATCCTCTCTAAAGATAATATCATCAACTTCGTATACCAAACGCGATCCAAATTTTGGCTGTATAACGTTCTTTAGGAACTTTACAAACTCAAGCTGATGAGGAGTAGCTTGTCGCTGAATTCTAATAATTTTTACATTATGATAAAATTCGGGATTAGTAATCATTATAGATGAGCTCTGACAAAGAGCCTTATGATGAGCGTTTAATACATGTTCAGGCCATAACATTCTCCATAATCCACATCCGCTATAATCGGCAAGATAGTTAACACATCGCATTAAATTCTTTACATCATCCGGCGACCCTTGCTGCGGAGACACAACAGACGGGGGCTGAGGTATTTCGACTTGTCCAAAAGGTGTTGAAAATGGAGATGAAAATGGAGATGATGTATGTGGTATCATTAAGATAAAAATATAATATAATAATCAAATATCAACATCATAAACCCTGGTCGTAATACCATTTTCTTTTTGAAGATATATCATCGTTGTATTTTCCGAAATAGCTTTAATAGCCTCTGGCCTGTGAGTGATAACAAATACACATTCTTTGTTTTGCTCAACTCTGTCATTAAGAATCTCATTTACGAGCTCGACATCTTTTGTATCGAGACTTGAATCATACAATTCATCGAAAAAGCTTACATTA